GGGCCGCCTCATATCAGCGCCGCCCCGGCCGCAAGCCCGGCGCCGAACCGGTCAGAAACCTGCGCCACCTCAATCCGGTCCCCGGGCAATGCCCCATCCGCCACCTGCATCACCGCCGAGTAACTCCAGCCCGGCGCAGATAGGGTCTCTTCCCGCAGAACCACGGGTCCGCGCAGGACGCGCAGCAGATATTCCTCACGCGCCTCTCCCAGCGGTACCTCCTGCAGATCCCAGCTGTCACCCTCGATCCGAGTGCGGCGGATCCAGCTGACCTGTATCGCCCCGCCCAGCGCGCCCTCTAGGCGCAGATGCACTGGCGCATAGGGGCGCAGGCCGTTGCCGTCAATGGCCTCGATCCGGTGCACATAGCTTGGGTCGTCATAGCCTCGGCGCGCGGGTCCGATCCGGTAGTGACGCGCCCTTCGCCGCTGCGCCAGCGGCAGGTCGAGCTGGCGCAGGGTATCATCCAGCAGCACCACGAATGAACCTTCAGGCCAGATATCAGGCATCAGCCCATCGCTGCCCAGCTGGCCGCGCAAACGCCCGCGCAGTAGATAGGTCTCGGGGGCCACCAGTTCGGCACTGCGGAACTGGAAAATCTCCCAATTGCCATTGCTGCCATCGCCGATTGCAGCCGCATTGGCCCCGTTCAGCACCGCCAGCATATCGCGGCTTTGCAACTGCCCGAAGATCAGCTTGACCTGCAGGTCGGCGCCCAGGTCCCAGCGCCCGACCGGCCCGCGCAGCAAGGGCGTCTGGGTGATCCCGACGACCGACCGGGCTGTGATCACCTCTTCCAGTGTGTAGCCCTCGTCGGCCTGGGCGCCATAGACCGCGACACTGCCTGGCCAGGGCTGGGCGGTAATGGCCAGATGCGGCGCATGCGGGGTTTCCTCGCCCGTCAGCAAGGGCAGGTCCATGAACAGCGGCAGCACCGGCACGGGCGCTGCGAATTCATTGATGCCGGGCAGCTCCTCGGTGCTGGGGGATGGGATATAGACACCGGGATCGATCCGCACCGCCTCTACCAGCTGCGCTTCGGCCATGTCGATACGATCCACCCGGTAAAGGGCGGGCGCGGCCTCGGCGCTCTCACTGCCCTGCCCCGAGGTCTCCCCCTCAGTGCCGGAGTCAGCAAACGGCAGGGCAACCACATCCCCCACCGCAATATCCAGCCGCGATGGAGGTAGCACAAAGCGCGCGCTGTCGCGGGCGATGCGGGCCTCGATCAACCAGCGCTCGGCGATCTGGCGCGCTTCGGCGCGGGTGAGCACCATCGGCAGGTCGTGCTGGCCTACCGCATGGGTCACCTGATCGGGCAGAACCGCCTCTTGTGCGGCGAGATCGTAATTGGCGCCCCATTCGGCATAGCGCAACCGTACCCTGCCCGTCAGCTCGGCCTCGGCGGCGCGCTGATGGGCGATGTCTCCTTCCACCTCGGAGCTGTCGACCAAATGCTGCGGCTCCAGCAGACACGCATCGGTGCCCGTGCGTGGCAGGAAGCGCAGGAGCCCATCCTGTTCGATCACATCAAAGCCATGGCGCAGCATCAGTGGTTGCAGCGCGGCGCGGGCAGTCTCTGTTCCCTCAAGGCTATAGCCATGCACGATCCCGTAAAGCGAGCTGACATCAGTCTCGCTCACTCCGGAGCGGTCGCAGATCTCACTCACCACCGACGACAGCGTGCGCTGGCCGACACGCCCGTTCAACCAGTGCCCCCTTAGGTAATTCTCCCCATCACTCCAGACGTCGCTCGCGGCGGGAAAGGCCGGAAAGGGCCGCGCGTCCCAGGCCCAGACATAGGCGTTATCCATATCCAGCATCGGCGCGTCATATTCTGCCGAGATGGGGTTGTTGGCCGGATCACTCCAATACCCCAGCAATGCGCGCAGGTATTGCAGCTGCATCAGGTCGTCCCGTTGGCCATTGGAATACTTCGGCAGTCTCGATTCCGAGCTTTTGGGATCAAGGAACTTGTTCGGCTGATTGGTGCCCCTATCAATGGCGGCGCAGCCAAGTTCCGTGAACCAGATCGGTTTGCTTTGCGGCTCCCACGCCGTGGGCAGCGGCTGACGCACGCCGCCGATCCGTTCGTGATGGGGATGGCCCCACCAGTTGCGCAGATCCTTGTAGCGCCAGATCCAGGGTTCCTGATGGGCGCCATCGGTGATTGGGGTGCGGATCTGGGCGCCTTCGGCCTCGGGCGAGTGGTAATACCAATCGTAGCCTTCGCCCCCCTCGATATTGCCACGTAGGTAATCCAGATCATAGATCGCAGGCACTCCGGCTTGGGCGTCCAGATGGTCCGTTCCCTGTCGCCAATCGGACAGCGGCATGTAATTGTCGATCCCGATGAAATCCACCTCCGCATCGGCCCAAAGGGGATCCAGGTGGAAATAGCGGTCACCTTCCGGGCTTTGGTAGCCCCAGTATTCCGACCAATCGGCCGCATAGCCGATCTTGACCTCCGCCCCCAGGATCTGGCGTACCTCGGCGGCCAGCGCCCGCAGGGCCGCCACAGCTGGGAAACCGCTGGCGCCCCGGATCTGGGTCAGCCCCCGCATTTCCGAACTGATGCAAAAGGCCGCCACCCCGCCCGCCGCGGCGCAAAGCGCGGCATTGTGCAGAATGAAGCGTCTCAGCCCCCAGTCTTCGGGTCCACTATAGGTGACCGTGCCATCGCCGATGGTGAAATCACTGGCCGAGGCCTGCCCCATGAAGGCGGCGACTTCGGCAGCGGCAGCGGCGCTTTGATCCGGGCTACCTGCGCGCCCCGGCGCCACCGACAGTGTGATGCGGCCCCGCCAGGGCAGATGCGGCTGGTCCGGATTATCGCTCCATGGATCCGGCAGACCGTTGCCTTCGGCCTGATCCATCAGGATGAAGGGATAGAACATCACCCGCTGCCCGGCGGCATTCAGCGCCTTGATTGCCTCCACCACCGCCGCATCGGCCGGGGTGCCGCCATAAAGGGGGTTACGCTCTTCGTCCTTCAGCACCTCCGCGGCGCTGCTGCGATCCGCTCCTGAGACCTGCCAGGGCATTCCGACGCCCTCGGCCAATTTCTGCTCCACCTTGGGTTTGATCTGGCACTCCCCGCAGCGCAGGTCATCACCAAACCAGGACACGATCAGCGAGGTCGCCTTGCAGGTTGGCAACTCCTCCTCCAGCGCTGCAAGCGAGGTCAGAAGGTCTGTTTGCCCCGAGGGCGAGTGGATATTGGCGGCGCGCATATCACCGGGCCCACCGGAGTAGTTCACCGCGCTGCTGGCCAGCGCATATTCGCCTGTCCCCGGCATCAGCGCCACGCCCCGCACCAACTGCGCCGGATCAAGGTCGAACTCGGCACCGCCAGGCTGCGCGCCACGTATCACCTCAAACGAGAACTGCGGCACCCGGTTGCCAAAGCCATCCAGCGCGATGTTCTCCATCACCACATAGGCGGTACCGCGATAGGCAGGCACCCTGCCTGCGCCCTCGATGGCCTCCATCACCGGATCGGGCGCTTGATCCGGGGTGCCGCGATAGACCGTCATGTTGAGATCCAGCGGCGAGACTTCCTCCCCATCGGCCCAGACCCGCGGCACCGAGGCGATCTCCCCTTCGCAAAGGGCAATCGCCAGCGAGACCGAATAGCTGTAGCGCGTGACGCTGGGCTGCCTTGGCCCGCCCTTGCCGCCACCCGTGGTGGTGGTACTTTCCTGAAAGTCAGAAGCCCAGATCACCTGCCCGCCAATACGGGTGCGGCCCAGAACCTGCGCGATGGGTTGGCCTTCGCTGGCCTGGGTCAGGCGGAACTGGCTGACCTTGCCGGTTTCCACCGGGTCCGACCCGGCGCCAAGCAACCGTTCGTCAATGGCCCGCCCCAGCGTTGCGCCCACCGCCCGGCCAATCGCCACCGAGGACAGCCCCGCGACCGTGCCACCCACGGCCCCGCCGATTGCGGCGCCCGCCGCAGAAAGAAGAATGGTCGCCATCAACTCACCTCATCGGGAAATGCAAAACGCGCCACGATGCGGCGCTGCCAGGGGCCGGTCAGCGCGCTCTCAACGACGCCGCGCGCGCTATAGGCATGAATGAAACGGGGCTGCCCCTGTGGCACCTCTGGCGCGCCCGTTGCGGATTGAATGCCAAGGTGTTTGGCCACGGCCCCGGCGCGCATGCGAAACAACAAGACATCGCCGACCTCGCAGGCGGAGAGCGGTTTTGCCCGCAGATAACGCAGGGCCGCCTGCCAGAGGCGTTCCTCGGCCTGCGGTTCGGACCAGTCCATCGTATAAGGCGGCAGCGGCGCCGGTTCCTGCCCGCAGCGTGCCCGCCAGATCCCCCGGATCAACCCCAGGCAATCGCAGCCCGCACCCCGGCAACTGGCCTGATGCACATAGGGCGTGCCAATCCAGTCCCGAGCAGCCTTGGCAATATCCGCGCCTGTCACCCTTCCGCCCGTCATCGGCGGCTGCCGCCGGTATTGGCGCCGGTGGAGCGCGGCACCGACATCACCCAGTCCTCTCCGGGGATATCTGGAAAGCCCTGAAAGTTGATGAGGTTGTTGAATTTGAAGCGGCAGGTCTCCATCCGCTTGTCACAGCCCGCATCAAGCCGCAGTAGATCACCAGGCGCCACCGGCGCGCGCAGCGGCTCCCACAGTTCGATCAGGCGGCCCGTGGCATCGCTGCGGTCCTGTTTGATCGCACTCCAAAGCCCCTCAGCCGTGCCCGTCAGCACCGTCAGGCGCCCACGGGTAAACCAATCGGGTTCAAAGCCTGCCAGAT